TGTTGCACTTGCTGAAGCCTCACCAGCTTTAGTTGTGGCGATTGCAGCTTGAGCAGTTGCTGTGTCAGCATGTCCAGAAGCTGTTGCAATTCTTTCGTCAATAAGGACGGCCTGTCCTTCGCTTCCGCCGACTACAACATCATCGCCAGATGTTCCGTCGTAAAATGAGTTTCTAGACATTTATATCTCCTAAATTCCTGGGTAAGGTATAGCTGCAGAAAACTGCCCACCCTTAAGTGAGGCTAATTTTTCCTTCTGATTAAGCGCGCCAATCTTTCTATTTAAAAGTTCATTATACTTTTGCTCAGCCTCGCCATCCCCTAAGTATATAGAGGCAACTGAAAGAGCTGCAAAAAGTATCACTTCATACTCAGTATCAAGGATGAACTGTGTAGTTACTTCGGTTCCGCTGTCAACAGTTCCAATAGGCTCGTCTGCTTTGTAATATCTTAATATATATGTACCACTTGCTTTCTGTTCGCCATTACCATCTGTTAGCAATAAGTTGCCACCAACACGTATATAGGCGTTAGTAACCTTATTATTAGCAAAGGTCTTCTCATCCACTCTACCAAGGATAATGTCTTCATCTTTAGTGCTTCCAGATTTTTCAAGGCTAATAACCTCAATGAATCCAGATGGCAGAGTTATGCTTGAGTTAGCGACTGTAACAGTGAATGATGAGAGTTTTTCTAAAGGAGGAACTCTTAAAGTTTCATAGATCTTTGCCTCTCCCATCTCAATAAACTGATCAAGCTGGTCGTTGGATAAATCTGTTCTGTTTAGCCAATCCGCAACTGATGTGCGTAATGTAGCTTGATTAGTAATGATGGGCATCTATATCTCCTAGTGATAATACATTAACGCAGGATACTCCTGTTTAATAATTTGCTTGACCCTCTTAAGGTCGTCTTTGTCACAACCACCATGTACGTTAATTCCATACTTTGTCATGATGTCTAGTGAAACTGAATCTGGTATATTGCAATAGGGTTTGAAACCTCTATCCAATCTTGATTGTGTACTTCTTTCTCTCTGTTCTTTCGCCCAATCTAGGTGAGAAGAAACGTCTTGAGTTACGTCAAGTCTATCTCCTGTTTGTTGAACTCTCATGTCGAAACTATATTTATTATCCATTATTATTCTCCTATTTTATAAAGAAACCCTCCCCGAAGGGAGGGCCTTAAAGATCTACTTACGTAGTAGTACCAACAATGATACCGTTACCCGCAGGGTTCTTAGCTTCAAGAGTTAATTCTTGAACCATGTAAGAACGTAGAGAGTCACCATCTTCGTTGATGTCACGGAAGTGAATCGGACGAAGTGTAGCAACAGATAGCAATGAAGGATCGTATACAAAGATCTCAGTGTTATCCATTAGGTAGTTGTGTACAACTTCAACGTCACCAAAGTCAGACTCATATAAGTCTACTGATTGACGTAGCTTACCGTTCTCATCGATGTTACGACGTACGTTAGTACCTGTACCAGCGTTGATAAGGTTAGAGAAGTCTACTTTTTGAGCAGTTGACATCATTACTCTAGAAGGAGCCGCAGAAGTTACGCCATTAACTGAACGTAGAACTTCGTTGATTTGATCTAAAGTAAATGCAGCAGCAGTACCACCAGATACTGTTGCAACGTCTGAACCGTCACCTGTAGCTTGAGTTAGAGTACCGCCAGAAGCGTCTACTGCAACACCAGCCCATGCTTGGTAGCCAGCCATAAGGCGAGCACCAGCGGCGATGTTACCAGAAGCTGAAGCAGAAGCTGTTGATACCTGTGAAGATAACAAAGTCTTCTCAACGTCGCGAGACATTTCTTTACCACGCTTTTCAGTTTGGTACTTGAACTCAGACTTGCGACCAGCCTTGTCTACTGTCTCAAGCGTACCTGATACACGGATACCTTTTGTAAAGATCTGTGTACGGTTGCCGATACGAGTAACAACTGGAGATGCGCTCTCTGCGAAAGAAGAACCTTCAGCAGCAGCTTGCAAGCCAGCAGTTTCTAGTGTGTCAGTTGACCATTCGTGCAAAGTTTGTGATGCTTTGCCCTTGCCGATCGACGCCGTGAACGGAGTCATATCACGAGAGATATTTGAAATATAGTTAGCAAGGTCCTCTCTTAAACCTTTTTGATTGCTAGTTGTAAAGTTTGTAGCCATTTTTTATTTCCTAAAATAAAGGATCAGCTCCCAAACAAATTGTCAATGGCATTGTCAAAGAGGACTTTATCGTCATTCTCTGTACCCTTGCCTTTGGCAATCTTATGTCTGGATTGCTCAACCCTGTTGGATTTTTTAGTTGCTGTAGAACTTGGCTTCTTCGTTGGAACTCTTTTAACGGGTGCCTTCTTTCGTTTGGCCGTACCTTTAATAGAGCTTTCTGCTAATCTTCTGAATCCATCAATAGCTCTCACCATCATTGGATCTGTCATGGTATCCACCACCCGCTCGTCTAAACCAATATTAATGGCAAACTGACGATTGGCTTGAGCAACTTCAGGAGACCAATCAGGAATCAGTTCAGGAACTACTTCATTGAAGTGCTCCACCTGTTTCGTGAATTGCTCTTGTTGTTGCTGACCCATTTGCTGGGACATACCTTGCATTAGATTATCTCTGCTTGCCTTTCTTGATCCGTACTCCTCTTTAGCTTTAGCAAGTTGATTATTCAACTTACCTGCCTCGTAGTCATCGTCTGCATAAGCCTTGTCAACTTTATCTTGAAGCGCTTTAAGGACTCTTTGGTCCTTGCTATCTTCTTGATTAATTAGTTGAGCATTAACTTGTGCATAAAGTTGTGCCTGCTGAGTTGCGCCTTCCAACGCTTTAGCGTGTTCTGCTAGTTCATCCCCTTTTTTCGACTGGTGTTGTTTCGTTTGATAATTAGCAATAAGCTCTTCCATGGTTACTTCGCCCATCTCTCCGTCAATTTTAACGGGGACTTTGAAATCCATGTCTACTTCTGCATCCGATTCATCCACTTCCTCATCTTGGGTAGCGTCCTCAGACTCATCCTCAACTTCTGCTTCATCCTCTTCTTCATCTCTCTCTTCTTCACCAACTGTATCAGCGTCCTCGTCAACAATGGGATTATCGTCTTCGAGTTCTTCTGTCGTTTCGTCAAGCTCTTGGGTAGCCTCATCAGGTTCTAAACCTAATACTTCATCCGCCAACGAGTCAAAATCGAAATCAGCAACTGACGACTCATCCATATTTTGGGTAGCTTCGTTATTTGTTTCTGACATTTTATCTCCTATAATAAGAGACTTTATCACAAGTCTCTGTCATCAATCAATCATCAAAGGTTTGTAATAAAACCTCTTTATTTTTTCTTACAGTTCTTACCGTGCCACCTGTTATAAACAGGTTGCTTTGTTACTTCTCCACAAACCTCGCATTCAATCAACTTATCATTACCAGTGGGGGTAATCATGTTCTCTAGGTTCGCCTTTGTTGTCAACAGGGTGTTAACATCTGAGGCGTAAACGTTCATATTCCTTCCAATTGAAAGGGCTTTTAAGTTAGCTAAAAGCTGTGTCTCAACTTTAACTAAAGCTTGTTCTAATAGTGCCGTATCACTCATTCATCATTCTCCTTGGCATTCTTCTGTTGTAGGATTTTATTATCCTTTGCCATAACGGACTTGTCTATATTACCCATTACAGCTCCTTGACTAATTGCTAACTTATAAATAAACTCTCGACGCTCTGTCTCATAGTGTTTGGTTTCTAACCACTCTATGAACAAGTTGTTAAGTATATCTTCAGTTACCATCGTCATGGCGTCTTTTATTTCTTTACACTGATAGCCCTTGTTGAGGACTCTTTGTGCATCGTCATAAGGAGACACCTTTTTTGGTTTCCCATCCGAGCCGTGTTTATAGCTCGGATGTCTTTTGTAATCTGCCATCAATCATCTCACATGTTGTTACATCATTGGAGGTTGTCCCTGCCCTTGTTGTTGCTGTTGCATCATTTGCTGCATCTGCATCTGTTGTTGAGCTTGTTGCTCCTCCGCCTTTTCCTGCTCCTCTGTGTCTTGATATAAAGACATAAAGTCTACAGGCTCTTTCTGAGGAGGCACTGCCCCCTCTGTTCCCTCTGCCTTAACCTTGAGTTCTGCCCACTCTCTATTAGAATCATCAGCAGCCTGAAGTAGTTGACGTTTGTTGTCAATCTTCTTGTTGTCAGCTTCTGCTTTGATAAGACTAATGTTTGCGGATTTAGTTCCAAGATCAAGATCGATATTCTCTTGCTCTGCTTGCTCACGTATCTGTTGCTTCTGCTGTTGCATCTGCTGAGATTGCTGTTGTGCCTGTTGAAATTCTTGAGAACTAGGATCGTTAAGGAACCTTGTAGGATCCATGCCCATATTCTTAAGAATGTCCAAAGCCAAGTTGTAAGAGGCCATTGGATTAACATAAGCTTCTGATGTTGGGCTTTGAGCCATTTGAGGAAGTAGCTGAGATATTTGCAATAACTTCTGACCCAGTGACTGGTTTGAGTTATCGCCAATATTTGCGTCAACATCTAGATCCATATTAGAAGGAAGCATCTGTAGCTCTTGAGGAGATACTGAGGCATAACCTTCTGTGCTCTTATATCTAGCAGGATTTTTAATGTTTCTCTTCATCTCTCTTAGCACACCACGACACAGATCTTTAATACCTGTCTCAACGAAACGTCGAGCGATATGTTCGATACGTATCTGTGCTGCATTCTGAGCGCCAGACATCTTAGCTTCTGAGTTTCCTGATACATATAATGTATCATTAAGACCCATAGCTGTCTTAGTAAGACCAGTAGACTGCTCTTTCTGTAGACCTAAGAACTCAAGCATACCTGCAGTACCAGAACTAATTGGCTCTGGTTGGATCTGTTGAACAGCTCCTGCCGGACTACCATTAGTTGGAATGATCTGCTTAGGCACTGGGTTCTGTAGCGCTTGAAAGTCAACCACATTAGGATCTGCTAACGTTCTGCCATAGTTGCCAAAGTACA